ATATATAACCCATTAACTATCAGGAGCTTCGAAAGATGGCCGATACAGAAGTAAGAGCAGCAGAAAATGTAGTAGATAGTAGCAACGCAGCAACCTTTTATGCAGAAAGATTAGGTTTAGCTGACCAAGAGCCTACTGAGGCTGAATCTGTAAAGGAAGATTCAGAGCCAGAGCAGGTCGAGGCGCAGAGTGAACCGGAAGCAAAGGAAGATGCTAAGGAACAGAAGCGTGGTGACAAGCTTAATAAGCGGTTCGATAAAGTAACGAAAAGGGCTCAGGAAGCTGAAGCCAAAGCTCGTGAACTAGAGGAACGTCTAAAGAGTTATGAAGCAGGGAATGTTACAAGACAAGAACCCCAAAGGGTTGTGTCTAGTGATAAACCCCAAGCAAGCCAGTTTAATGATGCTTTTGAATATGCAGAAGCATTAGCGGAATGGAGTGCGGAAAATGCTTTAAAGCAAAGGGATGAGCAAGAATCTAGTCGCAAAGCGCAAGAAGCTCAGGAAAAGCTGACAAAGGCTTGGAGTGAGAAGATTGCAAAAGCGAAAGAAAACTTGCCTGATTTTGATAGGATGGTGAAATCATCGGACATAGTCATTAGTGACCCTATTCGTGATTCCATTATTGATAGTGATGTAGGCCCACAACTCCTATACCACTTAGCTACAAATGAGGACTTTGCAAAGGAACTGACAGAAATGCCAGTTGCTAAGGCTCTTAAACAGTTAGGCAAGTTAGAAGCGCAATTTGAAGCTAAGGATACCCCCAAAGCTGAGAAGAAAAATGTTTCAAGTAGTAAAGCACCTGAACCAATCAAGCCGTTAAGCGGTGGCAAAGTTGGCAAAGATGTAATGATTGACACCAATGGTGAATTTCATGGCACTTATGCTCAATGGAAAGCTGCAAGACAGGCTGGTAAGGTCAGATAAACCTAATTTTTTTGGAGAATTAAAATGGCAAATACGCTATTAACTATCTCTAAAATCACCAACGAAGCGTTGATGGTTTTAGAAAACGAATTAACATTTACATCAGAAGTTGACCGCAACTATGATGACCAATTTGCTGTGGTAAATTAATCCTGCCTCAGTTTAACTGTAGTATTGAGGAGCCAAGATTGGCGCTACAGTTAACGTCCGTAAATAGAACAGGTGTGCGGACGTAAAAGTTTCTCTGATTGACTTGGAAGCCCAGAGGTGGGCGACAGGGGGCAAGCGAAAGCAGCCTGAACGACTAAGTGAGAAGCCTCCGAAAGGAGATGCGATAGTCTGAACAGCGATATAACTAAAGAAGTCGCTGAGTTTGAGTCGAAGAACTCGAACCGCCATTGAAAGATGGTCAGTAGCCGAAAGGTGAAAGTAACAGAATGAGGCCTGGACGCTTTATTGGAACTACAGGGCCAGCCCTGAACGTAGAAGACTTGAACGAAACCAGCGTTCCAGTTACTTTGTCGACCCAATTCCACGTGGACACTCAGTTCACTACTCAGGATTTGGCTCTGTCTTTGGATATGTTCTCTGACCGCATCCTAAAGCCAGCAGTTGCAGCTATTGCCAACAAAATCGACTTTGATGGTACAACTACAGCAGCTTTGAACACAGCTAACATCGTTGGTACTGCAGGTACTCCTCCAACAGGTCTATACACTTACTTGTCAGCACAAGCGTATCTTGACTCTGAAGGCGCACCACGTGATGGCCGTAGAAGCTGTATCGTTGAGCCATTTACATCTGCAACTATTGTTGACAGCTTGAAGGGCTTGTTTGTACCAACAGAAGCGATTTCTAGTCAATATACAAAAGGCTTGATGGGTCGTGACTCTGGCGGTATGAACTGGAAGCTTGACCAAAACATCGTGTCACAAACTTTTGGTAACTTCTCTAGCTCTACTGTTACTGCTTCTGTAGCTACTACAACTGCTACTGGTTTCTTGACTTCTGGTTGGGCTTCACAATCCACAATCACTTTGACTGCTGCTAACACAGGCACAATCAACTTAAATGCTGGTGATACATTCCAAATTGCTGGTGTGTATGCAGTAAACCCACAAAATCGTCAAGCTTATGGCACAAACAAACTGCGCTCATTCGTAGTTAAGTCTGCTGTTTCTGTGGCTTCTGGTTCTTCTGTTTCTGTAACTGTTTCTCCTGCTGTTATTAGCGGTGGTCAGTTCCAGAATGTGAGCATCCCTAACCCATCAGCAACTGCTGCTGTGACATTCTTTGCATCACAATACAATGCAAGTGGTAATGGTGTAGTTTCTCCACAAAACATCGTAATGCATCGCAATGCGTTCACAATGGCTATGGCTGACCTTGAGTTGCCTGAAGGTGTTCATTTCGCTGGTCGTGCATCAGACAAAGAAATCGGTCTGTCAATGCGAGTCGTTAGGCAGTACACCATAAATAACGATAGTATTCCAACTCGTGTTGACGTTCTGTATGGTTGGGCTCCTCTCTATCCTGAACTCGCTTGCCGAGTTGCAGCTTAATAACTAACGGATAACGAAAGGAAACTATTATGTCTAATCCAGGACCAGCAGTAACTAATTCAGCCCATCCCTCGAATGTAACGACTGACCAAGCATTACGCTTGTTAGCCGTTGTTAAAGGGATTAATGCTAACTCTGTAGCATCTACCGCAATTCCAGTTAATAACACAAATAACTACTTGCCAACTTCCATTATTTTCACTAATGCGAACAACGCAGGTGCAGTAGCTAACCTTAGCTCTGCTGTTATTTCTGTTTATACTGCTCCAGGTGGTGCAAGCGGAAGTGGTACTGAAGTTTTTGCTCTTACTACTTTGACCAACAACACAGCTTTGCTAGGCACTACAGTAGCTACAGCTTATGAAAGCACTTTAGCTTTCTCAGCTCAAACTTTGTATGCTTATGTTGGTACGGCAGCAGGCGCAGTCGGTACTGTAGATGCCTACATCTATGGTTACGACTTTAGCTAAAAACTAATGAAGTAAAGGGAAAAGCCATGCTCAAAAGGTATGGCTTTTTTTCTTATATACCCTATAATTGATTTACCTTATTCAAAGGAAAAAATATGTCTAAAACTACTATTGTGCGTGGCAATATCATTGCTCACAGCATCGTACAAGCAGCACTTCCATCTACCACTATTTCAGGAACAAGCACAGAAGTTACTTTTACTGTTCCAGGCGTTCAGCCAACTGATGTAGTTGTAGCGACTTTTGATGGTACTTTGGTAACTGGTATCAGCATTGGTAATGCTTACACCAATACAGCTAATCAAGTTATTGTTCGATTAATTAACTCTACTGGTTCTTCAGCAACTCAAACTGCTGGTACTTTGTTAATTCAAGTTTTGTCTTGCGAAGATAGTCCAATTTCTACTAGCGTAGCTTAAGGATAAATCATGGCATATAACTCAGCGTTTTCCCCTTTTGGGCCAACATACTTGGTTGGTAGCTTGGCTGCTGTTCAAGTAAAGTCTAGCAACAATGTATACCCTTCAGGTTATCGAATTGTAAACATTACTGCTAGTGCTATTCGAGTATCTTGGCAGCCACAAGAGCCTAATGATGGGACTTCAACTCCTGTTGTTACAGCTCCTGCTTTGACTGTTCCTTCTTACAATACGTTTTATATTCCTGCCAATGGTGTGCAAGTATTTAGCGGTATTCCTCCTAATGCTTGGTTTTTATCTAGCGCAGCTTCTAGTGCAGAAATTACACCTGGTGAAGGGATTGCATAATGAGTTCAAATCAAGTAGCTTCTACAGTTACAGTTCAAACAGTTCCTGTTCAAGCACAATTTAATTCTTCTGGTGTTTGTTTAGGTTTAGTTGGCCCTGGTGGAGCTTTCTTTAGTCCTCCATTAACAGGGGATACTATTAATCCTGCTGTATTTCAGATGGGTGGAAATACAATAGCAACTTCTGTTTCTTTGCCTACTATTGGTAGTGGATTTGGTACAAGTCCTACTATTAGCGCATCAAATACAATGGCTTTTAAAGTTGTAGTTGGTACTGGTGGCGCAGCTTCAGGATCAATTACCTTACCAACTGCTGTAATTGGTTGGATGGGTTTTGCTGCTGATGTAACAAGCGGTACTGCTCTATTTTTACAACTAACAGCAAGTTCAGCAACATCAGTAACATTTACAAGCTATTCCATTACAAGTGGTTTAGCTCAAAATATGTCTGCTGGGGATGTAATTTTAATAAATTGTTTTGCTTATTAAAGGCAATATATGGCTGGCCCTTCTTCAACAGTAGATCAAAACCTACTGCCAGTTCAGGCTTATTTTGATGTTTATGGCAATTTTCAAACATTTATAGGTCAGGGCCAACCCTTTTATGCAACAGTTAATCCTGTTCAATCAGGGTTAACCATTACCAGTAGCACTATTAACAGCACCACAATCGGTGCTTTAGTGCCTTCTACTGGGGTTTTTACTAATATTTCTACAGCTACAGGACAGATTTCAACTTCTCCTTCTGCTGCTACAGATATTGTAAATAAGCTGTATGTTGATACAGTAGCCCAAGGATTAAATCCTAAAGCTGCTTGTAAAGCAGGAACTTTAACCAATATTACTTTGTCAGGTTTACAGACGATTGATGGTTATTCAGTTTTAGCTGGTAATCGAGTCTTAGTTAAGAATCAAACAGCAACAGCCGATAATGGCATCTATGTAGCCTCTGCAAGCGCATGGACTAGAGCAACTGACATGGATGTATGGGCAGAAGTGCCAGGGGCTTATACAGTCGTTTTAAACGGCTCTCAAGCCAATACTGCATGGGTATCTACTTCTGCTGATACAGGAACTATTGGAGTTACTCCAATTACTTGGGTTCAATTCTCAGGTGTTTCTACTTATTACGCTGGCACAGGGTTAACCCTTACTTCTAATACTTTTAGTATTACTCCAGTAGGTACAGCAAGCACTTATGGATCTGCAAGCGCAGTTCCTGTATTTACAACTAATGCAAGCGGTCAAGTAACTAGCGTTACTAATACCACTATTGCTATTGCCAATACGCAAGTTAGCGGTCTTGGCACAATGTCAACGCAAAATGCTAACGCAGTTGTTATTACAGGCGGTTCTATTGATGGAACTACAGTAGGCTTAACAACGGCTACTACTGTAAGAGGAACAACTATTACTGCTACCTCGCAGTTTAGTGGCCCTGGCACAGGATTAACTGGCACAGCTACCTCATTAAGTATTGGTGGAAATGCTGCTACTGCAACATCAGCAGGAAGTGTTACTAATAGTGTTACATTTAATAGCGGTGGTGCTGGTGGTGTTTCACCAATTACTTATAACGGATCTGTAGCCCAAACTATTTCCTATAACACTATTGGCGCACCTTCTACAACAGGAACAAACGCTAGTGGTACTTGGGGTATTGGCATTACTGGCAACGCTGCAACTGTTACTAATGGTGTATATACCAATGGTAGTTACTCAAATCCTACTTGGATTACTTCAATTTTAGGTTCTATTGTTAGCGGAGCAGTAGCCTCTGCCACTTTAGCTGCTAGTGCAACCAATATCGCAGGCGGAACAGCTGGCGCTTTAGCTTATCAAACAGGCGCAGGTGCGACTTCTTTTCTTGGCCTTGGCACTACAAACTATGTATTGACCGCAGGCGCTACTGCACCGCAATATGTTGCTCAAAGCACTTTATCGGTTGGGTCGGCCACAACAGCAACAACTTCCACCAATTTAGCTGGTGGTGTTGCAGGCGCTATTCCTTATCAGTCAGCAATTGGAGCAACTGGATTTTCCCCAGCAGGAACTACAGGTCAAGTATTAACTTCCGGTGGCACAGGCGCACCGACTTGGACTACCTCAACCTCTTATGCGACTGTTACCGATGACACCACTACAAATGGCACTCGTTATCCTTTGTTTGCTAACCAAACAAGCGGAAACCTATCAACAGAATATACAAGCTCTACTAAGCTCCAATACAACCCTTCTACTGGCACTTTTACTTCGACCCTATTTAGCGGTTCTGGAGCAAGTTTAACTAGCTTAAATGGCTCAAATATTAGCTCTGGCACAGTAGGTACAGGTGTTGGCGGTACAGGATTAACTTCATTTACAAGTGGTGGTGCAGTTTATGCTACATCTGCTTCTGTTCTTACAACTGGTACTTTGCCTGTTACTGCTGGCGGTACTGGGGTCGCAACTTTAAGCGGTTTAGCTTATGGAAATGGCACTTCTGCATTTACAGCTGCAACTGCTGCACAAGTCGTAGCCGTTATTAATTCAACCGCAGTAACTAATGCTACAAATGCAACAAATGTAGCAATTACAGACGATACAACTACAAATAGTGATTACTATGTTACTTTTGTAAGTGCTTCGTCAGGCAATACTGGTATGAAAACAAGCTCAACCAAGTTAAAATATCATCCATCAACAGGGGCTTTAACAGCTTCTACTATTTACATAGCACCATAAGGACACATCATGGGTCAATTAGTCTTTCAAGCAACAGCAGGCGGCCAAGTAGCCTTAGTTGGCCCTAATCCTTCGACTAGCTTTTCTTTAAACGTGCCAGCCGTAAACGGCACATTAGTGACTACAGGCGATACAGCCACAGTTACAAATACAATGATTTCTGGGCCAATAAACGCAACCAATGGTGGAACAGGGGTTGCAGGAACGCTTACAGGAATTTTATACGGAAACGGCACTTCTGCTCATACTGTTGCCACTACTGCACAAGCTTTATCTTTAATTGGAACTGTGCCAGTAGCTAATGGTGGAACTGGGTCTACAACATCTACTGGTAGTGGTTCTGTTGTATTACAAACAAGCCCATCAATTACTACCCCAACAATAGATAAAATTAATACTTCTGTTGGAAATACATCTTTAGGTGCTGGTAACGCTTCTATTATGAAGAACCGCATTATCAATGGTGCGATGGTGATAGACCAAAGAAATGCTGGTGCTAGTGTTACTCCTACTAGCGGTCAATATACTTTAGATAGATGGCAAGGTTATCTTACTCAGGCTTCAAAATATACTATTCAACAAAATGCTGGTTCAGTAACTACTCCTGTTGGGTTTAAAAACTATTTAGGTGTTACATCTTCTTCTGCTTATTCCATTGGTTCAACTGATTATTTCTTTTTGCAACAAGGAATTGAAGGTTACAATATTGCCGATTTAGGATGGGGAACTGCAAATGCTAAAACTGTTACTTTATCGTTTCAAGTTTATTCTTCATTGACAGGCACTTTTGGCGGTTCAATTCGCAACTCTGCTGGCGATAGAAGTTATCCATTTACATACACAATTTCTTCCGCAAATACTTGGACAACTGCAACAGTAACTATTGTTGGCGATACATCAGGAACTTGGGAATCAACAAACGGAACTGGATTAAGAGTGGATTTAGGTCTTGGAGTAGGTTCTACATATAGTGGAACTGCTGGTTCATGGGCTAGTGCTAATTATTTCTCAGCTACAGGTGCAACATCCGTAGTAGGAACAAGCGGAGCAACTTTCTACATTACTGGTGTTCAACTAGAAGTAGGAAGTAGTGCTACTGGATATGAGTATCGTCAGTATGGTCAAGAGTTAGCTTTATGTCAGCGGTACTTTGAAACTTATCAAGCTGGCTACCTTACTGGTAGTAATTATTCAACATCAAGTTCACAAGGCTTTCAAATGTATTTCAAAGTTACTAAAAGAGCAACACCTACAATGGCAATAGTATCAGGAACAGCAACAGTATCAAATGCCGTAGCTGGTAATGCTGGTGGAACTGTTGCAATTAATACTCAACCAAATTCCGTAAGTAATGGTGGTGATTTATATGTAAGTGGTGCTACTGGACTTGTTGCTGGTAATGCTGGTTTATTAATTCCTGCTAATTTAATAATTAGTTATTCTGCGGAGCTATAAATGTATAAATTACATATACCTATTATGCAAACAGAGCCTACTTGTGTTATTCGTTTGTTTGATAACGCTTGTATTCCCTTTGACGAAGCCAACACAGACTACCAAGCCTACCTAAAATGGGTAGCTGACGGCAATACTCCATTACCAGCGGATAGCTAATGTTTACTTGGAAAATCCTAGAAGTTTATGCTAAAGATGGTGTGATAACCCATGCTCGTTATCATGTCACCGCTTCAAGCGAAGATAAATCAGTAGAAACTGAAGGTAATTGGTATTTTGACTGCCCAACTGCAAAAGTGCCTTT